GGTGGGCGATAGCCGTCACGCCGCCAGAAAATCGGATCATTCTCCAGACGAATTTGGGTGGGTCAGAGCAGTTGATATTGATTCTCGCTTGGGTTCACCCGAAGGGATCAGTGCTTATGTGGCTGACCAAATCAGAGTCGCTGGCAAAACCGATAAGCGTTTATCTTACGTCATCCATAACGGACACATCGCTAGCAAGATATTAAACTGGAAGTGGCGTAAGTATCGTGGTGTAAATCCACACAAGCGACACATACATATTAGCTTTACAAAGTTAGGCGACAAAGACGGCAAGGCGTTTGATATACCACTACTAGGGGGCAAGATATGAAGATAAGCAAAAAACAGAAGGCGATACTAAAGTCATACGCACGTGGCGTATTGGTATCATTCTTAACATTCTTAGCAAGTAATGAATTAGGTTTAGACCCAGCGCTGTCTGTAGTAATTGCAGCTCTCGCAGGGCCAGCAGCTAGGGCTTTAGATAAATCCGATATTGCCTATGGCATCGGTGCTAATGAAAAATGAGTCCTACCGAATGGGCTGGCTTTTTTTCTGGCGTTATCGCCGTGCTATCAGGCGGGCTAATAGGATTACGTTTTCTCGTTAGAGGCTGGCTAAACGAATTGAGGCCCAACGGAGGCTCCAGTATGAAAGATCAATTAACAAGGCTAGAACAGCGTGTTGATGATCTATTTATTCTAATTAGTAAGCGATAATTTTATTATGGCTACTGTTCGCAAGCGCAAGAAAATCAATAGGCGCAAGGTGCGTAAAACCCCTGACCCATTAAACAAGCTAGAGGTTTTCTATATTGCTAAACACGAGATGTTTAAAGCGGCACGTAAAGCTGGATTTAGTGAGTCCGTTGCCCTGTATTTAATGGATAGCCCAGAGTCAATGCCCGACTGGATCGTGGGCGACAAAGGCATTATTCCAGTTATCCCTACTCCAGATGAGGATGAAGATTAAGCGTTGGCTAGTAATCTCAGACCTGCAAGTCCCATACCAACTGGACTTTGCGATAAAGAACGTAATCAAGTTAGCAAGGCGGGAGAAGTTTGATTCTGTATTGGTGGTCGGCGATGAGATTGACTTTCAATCAATTAGCAAATGGAGCGAAGGGACACCTCTGGCTTATAGCGAGGATCTACACGCTGATCGTGAGCTATGCAAGCAAATACTCTGGGATATCGGTGAGTACAGTCCAGAAATGCATATTATCCGCAGTAATCATACTGATCGCCTATACAACACTTTATTAAAAGTACCAGGCCTAATCAATCTGCCTGAGCTACAGTACCCAGCCTTCATGGGGTTCGCTGATATGGGTATGACCTACCATCGTAAGGCTTATGAGTTCTACCCCGACTGGGTGCTCTGCCACGGCGATGAGGGCAATATGAGCCAGCACGCAGGTATTACGGCGCTCAACCTAGCCAAGAAGTTTGGCAAGTCCGTATTGGCGGGCCATTCGCACAGGTTGGGCGTTAGTGCCTATTCAGAGGGCGTAAACGGCTATTACAGGGCCTTATATGGCGTAGAGGTCGGAAACCTTATGGATCGCAAGAAAGCGGGCTATATTCGCTATAACAGCGCTAATTGGCAGAACGGGTTTGCTATACTTGAGGCCGAGGGTAAGACGCTAACACCCACGTTAGTGCCTATCGATCCAAAGGACGGCTCATTTACAGCACTCGGCAGGTACTACCGCTAAATCGTTACCTAATCGTTATACAAAAAAGCCTTAAAACAATCCACAAAGTCGTACACAGGTGCAATACTTGGGCTATGCCGTGAAGCGCAGTAACGGTATAGATGGGCTACAGATGAAGCTACGAGAATGTCCGATGTGTGGATCTACCACCGACAGGGCTGTAACAAGGTTATACCGTTACGACAATGGCGAGAAGTTTTATGACGCCGTGTGCTTAAGTTGTGCAAGTATCCACGCAGATAGCTTGGTGTCAAAATGAAAATACAAATTGATATGAAGGCCGCTGACTTCGAGCAGCTATGGTTAAACTCGATGGAATGGAATGGTCAAGACTGGGATAAACAGGTAGATCGATTTGAACCTGCCCCACTGCTAACTTGGAAATACGCATATTGGTTTGACAGTTATGCGGCACTAAAAATGGCCCAGGGGTTTATAAGCGCCGTGGGATCTAATCACGCTATACACAGCGATGAAGCTACAGGCGACTGGGTTATGCTGACTAACTATGCAAGCCCGTGTCACCTACGTAAGGTATCGGTGAGCGCATGACACTTGAACTGGCTATCTATCTATTTATTGGTTTGAGTATGGCCTACTGGGCACTAGTAGTGCGTATTGATGATTTAAAACAAACCCACTACTGGCGTGGCCGTAAAGATGGGTGGGATATGCACCGCAGAATGATACAAAACAAGATCAAAACCGATGAGGTCTTTGACTATGACAAAAACTGAGCAGCTATTCGCTAATGTCATCGATACCCTGCATCATCGAGGTGCTAATTATGGCCACCCGATTGCAAATCATAAGAGAATCGCAGAACTCTGGTCGGCTTACTTGGGCTATCCAATCCAGCCAAACGAAGTGGCAATTCTCATGTGCTTGGTCAAAATCAGCAGGCAAGCTGAAGATCCAGGAGTCGCTGACAATTACACCGATGCGCTTGGATATATTGCAATTGCAAAAACAATAACAGAAGCTATGCAAGATGAGGATGGGGTGTGGCTAGATGGCATTTAATTTAGCAGATTATGAAACAGTCGAGAGCCGACTGGAGAAGTTTTGGAAGGAGTATCCAGATGGAAGAATATTCACAAAGATTGAGCAGGCCACAGACACTAGATACATTATTAGTGCTCAACTATTTAAGACGGAAGCCGATGCACAGCCGTGGGCGACTGGGCTTGCTAGTGAGAGCGTGTCTGATCGGGGTGTCAATTCAACTTCTGCACTGGAGAATGCTGAGACTTCAGCGATCGGCAGAGCGCTTGCAAACGCAGGTTATGCAGCTAAGGGCAAAAGGGCTAGCAGAGAAGAAATGACAAAGGTTGTAAACTACTCACCGCCTGGCAGTCGGGCTAGGGCGGTTGAAGAGGTTTTGCGTCAATCGTTTACGGTAGATAACAAGCTAGAAAACCCAGTGCAATGGGCCGTAGATGAGTTTAAACCGCCCAGTAAGCCTAATCCTCCGCAAGTATGCTGCGATCAGGGCCACACGCTCCGAACAGGTTTAACTAAAACTACAAATAAGCCTTATTACGGTTACGTGTGCGCAGGTGGGAATAAGGAACACGCAGTCTGGGCAAAGCAAGACCCGACTGGCGCTTGGTACTTTCCACAAGATGTAGAAGATGGGAAAGGAGGCGAATAATGGGATACGTTGAAATCATAAATGGATCAGGATTCACGTTGCGACTCGAAAACGACAAGCGAACCCTGACACCATCGGTAGACCGTTGCGTTAGCTGTAATGATGATCGGCTAATACAAGACGGAGTTTATTTGGTATGTACTCAATGCCATTGCAGGCAATAGGTAGATTACCATGAAACACGCTCGGTTCAAGTGTAACGGGTGTAAACGTGACACCGAGTTTCTTTGGCTTGAAAACTTTGGCACACCTGAAGGTTTTAAAGCCTACCAATGTATGGACTGTGGGTGTGTCGGAGTTAAAAATATCGCCGAGGCGGTTACCATTGCTGACTCGGACATAATCCGATGCGTTAAGTGTGGTAGTTGGAAGTTTATAACCGTGGTCTGCCACACTTGCGTACTAATCAAGGAGAAATAATGCCTACAGGTAGACGCAATTCAGGTGGAGACGACTATTACACCTCGCAGTGGATATTTGATGGCCTGGGCCTAGAGTTTGATTTAGACCCTTGCTCACCCATAGTTGGTGGTGTAGTACCAGCTAAGACTAAATACACGATTGAAGATGATGGCCTAGCTCAGGATTGGTTTGGACTAGTTTGGATGAACCCGCCATATTCGAAGCCAACGCCCTGGGTAGATAGGTTCTTGGCTCATTCAAACGGTGTGGCCCTTGTGCCTTTTACCAACGGTAGATGGTGGTTTAACTTATGGAATCACGCCGAGGCTATTATGCCTATTGCCTATAATCACAAGTTTGATCGGGCCGATGGTAGTCGAAAAACAATAACTTTCAACACCGCTTTGTATGGTATTGGCGAGGCTGCCGTAGCTGCTATTAAAAGGTTTAACTTGCATAGGATTAGATAATGCCTATTGCAACAGCTGAAGATTGGAAGCGGCAGAATGAAATGCGCCAAGAATGGCTAGCAGCTAATCCCGATGCTGCTTACATAGGATGGACTTCAATATGACGCCACGCCGTGTGACCTGCGGTTATGCTGAAGGGCTTGCATCGTAATGGTACGCTCTAGTTCGCATTCGCCCTCAAGGCGAAAAGGCGAGCCCCGTAGGGGATGGCTCGCAAGGTGCACGCTAGTTGGGTGCGCTGTATTTGTAGCACAAATATTAAGCCTTGAAAGAGCAGATTCCGCTTCTTATTATAAGCAGTATGCATACATAGAACTTAATTACAATATAGAGCAGTTTGATTGTTTAAATGCTTTATACCATCACGAGTCTAGGTGGTCACCAACAGCTAAGAACGGTAGTCATTACGGCATACCTCAAGGCAGGTCTAAGTACTTACAAACAGCTACGCCTTATCAACAAATACGTTGGGGTCTAAAGTACATTGCTAACCGTTACGGTGTAGTAGAGGGCGTGCCTAATGCTTGCGGTGCTTATAATCATTGGAAGTTAAAGCGATGGCATTAAATAAGAAAGCCAAACACCAGCGTGCTATGGGTAGCACCCAGTGGAAGAAGCTACGTTTAACGGTGTTAGACCGTGATGGCAGGATTTGCTACGCCTGTGGGGGTGAGGCCAATGAGGTAGACCATATATGGCCACGAGCTAAAGGCGGTGATATGTTTGATCCACTGAACTGTGCGGCTATCTGCCGTGCGTGTAACCTAGCCAAAGGCGACCGTTTTTTTAGCCCCAGGGCGAC